TGGACAAGCTCCGTCGGGAAGGCACCTTCTGGGCGCAGACCGATGGCGTGGCCTTCTGGCACCAGTTTTGGGATTCGGATCGTGGCCCGCTAGACGAGCGGATGGGCGAGGCGGGGGAACGGAAGCCGATGGGCGACATCGGGTGTCAGGTGTTGCGCGTCGAGCAGGTCCGTGTGGCCCCGAACGCCACCGCCTCGGTGCGCCCGAACTGGGTCTGCATCCGCGAAATCATCCCCCGCTCCGAGGCGGCGTTCCGCTACGGCGAGTCTGGGGTCGATGCGGCAGATGCCTTCAGCAACTCCTCGGAATCCCCTGCCTATGCGGGGAGCGAGGGGCTGGGGGCGTGGGTGCTGTCAATGACGACGATTGGCGAAGGGCAACGGATGCGGGACGAGGACGTGACGGAGCGGTTTACGATGTATGTGCAACCCCATGCCGACGCCCTCCCCGAAGGACTGCACATCGTAGTCGTGGGGAATCGGGTCGTGTTTGGCCCTGCCCCGCTGATGTGGAACACGATTCCCGTTGTGCCGTTGCGCGATGGGTCGAGTGATCCGTCGTACTATCCAAGGCCGGTCATGGAGCAGTGGCTTGACCATCAGACCCGCGTGAATGAGCTGGTGTCGAAGTGGGTCGAGAACATCCGCGTGAACGCTGGCGGACGCTTCCTGACCCGCCCCAATGCTATCGCCACCGAGACGTTCTTGGGCGGCGTGACCTCTATGATTGAGATCCGTGGCGCGGGGCCGATGGCCGAATCCATCCCGCCCGTGCAGGGGTTCTCGGTTGGTAACGCCGTAACGCAGCTCATTGAGCTAGCCGTGAAGGCCTTTGAGGACGCCTCGGGCTGGAACTCCGTAAGCCGTGGACAGGTGACGGGCGAGTCCGGTCGCGCCATCATCGCCTCTCGCGAACAGCTGGAGCGCATCTTTGCCCCCGGCATTCAGGCGCAGGCGATGGCCTTTACGGAATGGGCACAGGTGGCGATGGCGGGGATGAAGTGGGGCTACGATATGCCGCGGCACTTGGGGACGGTGGGCAAGAACCGCCCCGACCTCGCACAGGCCATCACGACCTCTGACTTCGATGGGCAGTCCGACATCCGCGTGGAGCCGGCGACCCTGATGCCGATGCCCTACGCCTTTCGACTGTACCTGCTGGACAACTGGCTGGAGCGGGGCGTTATCGACGCGAAGGAGTACCGCCGCCGCCAGATGTTTGCAATGGCACGGGACATGGCAAGCCCTGACGAGGACCAAGAGGCGCGGGCCAAGCGGGTGGCGGATGCCATTCGATTGCAAGCGCAGGTCCCCGAGATGCGGTGGCAGGACAACGAGGCCATCCATCAGGACGTGCTGGAACGCGAGATTCTGTTGCAGGACGACCTGTCGCCCGAGATTATCGCCGTGGCAAACGAGCGGTGGATGGCCTTGGCAAATCAGGCGTCGCAGAAAGCGGGGACCCCGCCACCGCAGGCCGGTGGTGCGCCCCAGCCGGGAGGGCCGCCTGGCCTTTCCATGAACGCGGGACAACTGCCCGTTGCCGCCAACAACCCGCCCTTCGGTGCCGCCCCTACGATGATGCAGGGGCAGACGGATGCGGGGCTTGCGGGGATGACGGACACCTTGTCGCGCCAACCGTAAGGATGAATCATGTCGCTCGCTGAATCGCTGGACGCTGCTGCCGCGGAAGCTATGGTCGGGATGTTCCCCGCCGAGGAAGCGGTCGCCCCCGAGACCCCCGAGGTTGAACCTACTCCCTATCTAGAGCCGGTGGTCGAGGAGACCGAGCCGGTTGAGGAAGTGGTGGAGGAGGCAGAGGAGCCCGAGGTCGCACCAGAGGAGACGCTCCCCGAGGGATACGTCAAGGTGCCGGTCGTAGGCGACAAGCTGGCTACGGAGTTCACGCTCCGTGATGCGGAAGGGGAAGTCGAGGTGCCGGACCTGATGGTGGAGTACAAGGCGAACGGCAAGGTGCGCCGGGACCGACTCGATCAGGTGGTGAAGCTGGCGCAGTTCGGCGTGTACAACGAGGAGCGGGAACGGAAGGTCGCGGAATCCGAGCGATCGGTCGAGTCCCTGACGACAGAGAAAGCATCGCTGGCGAGGGTGTTGGAGGAGCGAGAGGCGCAGCTGGAGCGCATCTTGACCGACGACGATTTCCTGATGGCGGTGCGTGAGGCATATGAGCGCGAGAACAGCCCAGAGCAGCGGGTGATGCGCGCAGAGCAGGAAGCGAAGCAGTTGCGGGTCGAGCGGGAGTACGCCCCCGCGTTTGCCGCGCAGGAGACGTTTAACGATACCGAGGTGGTCCCCGCATTGGAGATGATCGTGCGGGCCCTCCCATCGGTGTCGATGGAGGAGTTGGAGGAGAAGTTGCAGATGGCCGCGCACGCGAACGCGGAGACCGCCCCTACGGGGAATCGGTTCATCCCGTCGTCCCGCTTCGATGCCATTCGGAAGTACATCGTAGATGACCTGTCGATTTGGGCTCAGATGCAGCACGCCCGCCGTTCGGAATCTCGCCCATCGCCGCAGGTGGCGACCGCGAACTCCGAGTTGGATAAGGCGCGCATCGAGGCACAGAAGGCAAAGCGGGTGGTCGGGCAGGCCACCAAGCCAATGGCATCTGCGAACGGGAAGGTGGCCCCCAAGAAGGCCAAGGCCCCAGCCAATGTCGATGAAGCGCAGGAACAGGCGGAGAACGAAGTGCTCGCCGCGATGGGCCTGCGATAACCCACTTACACACAGGATTGAGCAATGCCAAACCCAACAACGATTTCCGATGCGGAACTCAGCGGACTGCTGAAGAACGTCTACGCGCAGTTCCGAGAGAAGGTGCAGAACCAGGTGACCCCGCTCCTCGCCCAGCTCCAGAAGGCAAAGGCTGGCGGCCCGCGTAACCTCCGCTGGGGCGGTAACAACGTGTTCTTCGACGTGGTGGTTGGTCGCGCGTCAGGTGCCACGTTCTCCCCGAACGGCTACTTCCCGCCCGACACCACCGCCCGCGAAGTGCAGGCGAACGTCGGCGTGGTCCGTGCGTACACGACCCGTCAGATTGACGGCCTTGCCTTTGTCGGCACCTCGTCGAAGGAAGCCGCGTTCACGACCATCGTGAAAAAGACGATGGAAGAAATCAAGGACGCCTCGCGCCTCCTGATGCAGCAGGCCCTGCACAACAAGGCCGACGGCGTGGTCGCGGTTATTGGCACCGCCTCCAGCCCCACGTCCATCATTGTGTCAGCCCCCTACGGCGTAGCCAATGCCGGTCAGGGTGCGCTCCTCCTTTCGGTGGGCGACAACATCGCGGTTATCGACGCCACGGACGGCACCACGGTCCTCGGGCGCGCGCAGATTACGGCCGTCACGATGTCGGGCGACAACGCCACGTTGACCCTCGGCACCGGAATCACTGGCATGGCTGCGACGGACACGCTGGTGAAGGCGACGGCCTCGGACACCTCGTTTAATAACGCGATGAACGGGCTTATCAGCATCACCAACCGCGGCGGCAACTACAACTCGCTGCACAACATCGACGGCTCGACGTACAACATCTGGGACGCCACCCGCATGGTGGCCGGCACGAACACCCCTGATGCAAACCAGCCGACCGAAAGCGACATCTGGGATTTGATTGTCCGGATCGCCAATCGCTCGGGCAAGGACGCGATGCTCAACCCGAAGGACTTCCTGTTGATGACCACGCCTGGTCTCTACAAGAAGCTTATCGACTCGATGGTCGGTCAGCGTCGTTTCACGTCGGACGAGTTCTCGACGGAAATTAAGGGCGGCTACAAGGCCATTTCGGTCTGCGGCATTCCTTGCGTGCAGGACTACTACGTTCCGGCGGGCACCATCTACCTCCTCCACATCCCGTCGCTGGCGTGGGTGGATGCGAAGGACTGGGGCTTCGTCGAGTTCGAGGGCGCAGGTCCGTGGCGCTGGCTGCAGGGTCGCGATGCGTTCGAGACGACCTACGGCTGGTACGGCAACATGGCGACGCTGGCGCGTAACGCGCACGGCTCGATCACGGGCTACACGGACACCTTCCGTGCCAGCCACCTGTAGGTGATGTCAGGGACGGGTGAGGGGCTTTGGCCCCTTGCCCTGTTCCTTCCCCTTCTGACTTTTGGAGCGACACATGGCAATGACATTCCCGTTCTTTGGACCCAAGGCTGACCGCTCCGGCGTGATGCCGGTTGCCATCGGGGGCCGCATTGACGGCACCATTGGCAACTCGGGGACCACCCTCTTCTCGCTGGGCGGCTACCCGCGCCTCGCGTACATCTCGAAGTTCGTCGTGAGCCAGCAGGTGCTGGCAACGTCGGGGTCCGCCCTGACGTTCGTGGTGCAGAAGTACGACGCCTCGGCCACCGCTGCAGTGGTCCTGACGGCTGCAGTCGATGCGCTGACCGCTGGGCAGACCCTTCGCATTGGCGACGAAATTGACCTCTTGGCGTCGCTGACGCAGGCGCAGCGCACGCTGGCACCGGGCGACACCCTTGAGGTGTTGTTCACGGCGGCGGGCACGGTGACGGGGCAGCCGACCAACTTCGTGCTCAACGCCGAACTGCTCGTCGCGGAGTAAGACAATGACCATGCTGGTGAACAGCGTGGGAAAGCCCGAGCCGTCGCCGGAGATTCAACGGCGGCTCGCGGCTATCACGCCAGGGTTGCAACTGCGCTTCCTTGACACGATTGGGGCGCGATGGGCGGTGACGTTGGTGTGGGGCGCGGAGGATCGGCGGTGGCAGTGGGTGCAGGAAGAACGCTACGACCCAGCCGCGGCCTACGACATCATCGGCTATCTTCCATTGGAGTGTAGTCCCGAAGAGGCTCCGCCGTATCTAGAGCGGATGCTTCGGACTTATCCGCGGGAGGATGTGCAGCGGATGGTGGACGGGGTGGCGAAGTGGAACGAGCAGGGGGCAGGGAAGGCAGAGGTGGAACAGGCGGTAGCAGAGGTGCTGGATAGTCCAGACCCGACGCAGACCACAAAGAAGCGCGGTCGTTCTCGCAAGGAGACCTAAGTGGCAAAGACCAGGGCGCAGATGATTGACCTCACCCGGCAGTACATGGATGCGGTCGGTTCGGATCGATGGTCGGATGCGCTCATCACCACGGTCTTGGGGAGCGTGTTTGACGAGGAGTGGTCAAACATCCTCAATGCCGCTCCCTACTACACGTTTGCCAGCCGCAGCGTGACGACGGACGCGAACGGGCAGTTTTTGCTCACGGACTTGGATGCGGGGAGCGGGGACAATGAGTCCAACTTCTACCGCATCCTGAACCTATCCGACGGCACGATTAACTATACCGAGACGCGGTATCAGGATGTTCCGCTGGCCGCGACCAGTAGCTACGGCACGCTCTATGGCTACCAGTATTATCTGGCAGGCACCTATGTGCAATGCCTCCCGATTGGCGGCGGAGTGCCGTTGACGGTGGGAGTCAACCACAAGCCAACGAACCTTGCGGATCTCGCCTCGGACGCTTCGACCATTACCTACCCAGAGCATAGCGAGCTGGTGCTAGTGTATGCTGCGGCGGCGGAATTGCTGAACAAGGGTGGGGCAGAAAGCAATGCGGCTCAGGTGCTGTTGCAGATGGCCGACCGCGCGCGTGCGAGCCTCTTGGACGACCTGCGCCGGCGCACGATCAACCCGACCCGCATGGCCTATCCCGATGGGCGTGGCGCGTGGGGGTCGTTCTGATGGCGCGTCCCGTCCTTCAGGACATCCAGCCGAAGTTTGACGGGGGTCTGAACACGGTGTCGGATGACGCCAGCCTGTTGCCGAACCAGATGCGGCGGGCCGACAATGCGCGGCTCACGGACTTCGGGGCGGTGACGAAGCGGGGCGGGACGCAGCGCACCAGCGCGGCGGTTTTGTCGGCGCACGATGTGCAGGCGGGATTTGATTGGCAACTGGATAACGGCACCGCGGAGTTAATGGCGGTGGCGAACGGGGTGCTGTACACCTCGGCCTACGGGACGTTGCCGTGGACGTGGACGGCAGAGAGCGGGGCCTTGGACGCTACGGCAATCCCGACGTTCGCGCAGTTCCGCGATGCGGGGGGCAACGATGTCGTGTACATCGGGGACAGCGGATTGCTCAACAAGTGGAACGGATCGGCGCTGACGGTGAACATCGCCAACACAGTGGCGACTAGGGTTATCACGGTCCACAACGAGCGGCTGTGGGGAACGGGGAACTCGAGTTTCCCTGACAGCATCTTCTACTCGGCGCTCAACGATGGGGAC